GTCGTCCCTCCCCCTCCTCCACCTCCTCCAGATATGGGAGCGGTCCTTCCTCCTGACCCAAATGCTCAGCCAGTTACTCCAGCGGCCACTACTTCTCCAAAATTCATTTTTATTCAGGATGCAAAAAATAAAAAATGGTTTGGTTCACACGATGACCAGGGTGGTGTTAAGAGATTTACTCAATATCAAATAGATCCAACGGATCTTACTAAATGGTTAGAGGTTCATGGAATGGAATCACATAAAGATTTAGTAATGGTTGCTCTTACTGGAACAAGAGACTTGCCTGATCATATTTACAAGGAGTTGAAAAAAGAAGTAACCAATGGTATGCTTGGAGTAGATAAAGGTACAGTTGACGTTACATTTTCTTCAGATACTGATTTTAAAAAATATACAGTTGACAATTTAGCAGTAGGCTGTGTAAAATCTTCATCGTAATTACTAGTATTGAAATATTTAAAAAAATACGAACTCTTTGAAAAGAAAGAGGAAAATAAATTTACAGGTGAAAATAGAATCATTCTATTAGGTCCTCCTACTGTTGGTAAATCAACTATTTCTAAAGCATTAGGTGAAAAACTTGACTTAGAAGTTATTTCTTTAGATATGAATCAAATGAAGTTTGGTGGATTTGGAGAAAAAGAAGAAGTCGAATGTGTAAAATGGGCTCTTTCTAATAAAGTGAATAAGCCAAGCATATTGGATTTTGGAGGTGGACATATCTACCGAGGAAATGCTAAAGATTTAATCAAAGAATATAATAACGTATTTGTTTTAATACCATCAGACGACTATGAATTAAGTGATGAGATATTAAGAAAGAATTCAAGAATTAGTGATATGAGAAAAATGATAGATCATATCTTAAAATCAATTGAAAGTCCAAGTTGTGAATTCTCAGATGATAAGAAAGAAAAAGTTATTAAGATTGTAAAGAAGATACACTCTGGTGATGCCGGTAAGCTAGAAAAGCGTGATATACCAAAAGCCAGCTTAAATAAATTTGGAGATAGTCTGAAAGGCGGATTCGATTCTGCGTCTAATTGGGATAAGTATTCTTCTTTATACACAAAAAAACATGATAAAATTAATCGAAGTATAACAGATAATCTAATCGAAGTCTTTACTGAAGAAGGAAACAGAAGGTCAGTATCCTCTATTGTAAATGAAATTATAAAGAAATGTAAATACTAGCTAAAGGTTAAAATTAGTGATGTTTTTTAATATACTTAAAACCGGGTGATATTTCTTAATATAATACTCTAAAAATACTATATTAATATGACACCAACATGGTTAGAAACCCTTAAAAACTCAATCAGTCAATTAGAAACTGAAACTACTAAATTTTACGAAAAAGGTAATAAAACAGCTGGAACTCGTTCTCGTGCCCTTTTACAAGAAATTAAAGCTTCATGTCAAGAAGGTCGTACTCACATTCAAGCAACCAAGACTACTGCTCCTAAAGCATAATCTAATTACTTATTATTAAATTAAGGGCAAGCTAATCACTATGCCCTTTTTTATTGAAACCAGAATTAAATTATATAGTATAATTTATATAAGTAATATAAAAATCAATAAAAAGAAAAATGGAAGATCTATTCAATCTAAACACAGACGACTTTACCGGCAAGGCCGCAAGTCAACGCAAAACCGATGACAACATTTACAATCCAGGTCCAGATCAAGGACAGAATGGAATTTACAAATCGATTATTCGATTTATTCCTTGGGTTGGAGATCCATCAAAGAGCAAATACAAAAAGTATGCTGCTAAATTAATTAACCCTTTAACCAATGAGCGCCTACTCGTTGATTGTCCTTCTACAAATGGAAGTCCATCAATCTTATGGTCTCTTGATATGGAATTAAAGAAATTAGCAACAGACGAGCCTTCAATTGTAGAAGAAATTAAAAAGTATTATAACCGATACTATAATTTCTATTCATGTATTTACATTAAAAAGGATCCACAATATCCAAACATGGAAGGTAAAATTAAAATATATTCATATGGATATACTATTGATAATTTAATTCAACAGGAAATTAATCCAGAATCTGAGTTAATGACTATTCAAAAAGTTAATCCATTTTCATTAACTGCTGGAAAAGATTTTGTGCTAGTTATTAAACGTAAAACCAAAGCATGGAGAGATTTTAGTTCAAGTAAATTTATGAGCGAAGTTAGCCCATTAATTATTACAACTCAAGGCAAGGAAATTCCAACCTCTAATGATCCAAAGGTAATGCAATTTGTCTCTAAATACTTTAAAGAAAATTCGCCTGACTTAACTCAATATTTCTATAAAGATTGGACTGATTATGAATATGAAAAAGTTGCAGAATATATCAAAGCAATTGTTCCATATAAACAAATTATTGATAATTTAGTAGGTGGATTAAAGGATGAACGTATGAAGAAGCATTTTACAAATACAAAATCAATTTCAAGAACGGTTGCTCCAGCTGGAGAATCATTAGAATTTACACCAGCCGCTCCTCAAACAAAGGGTACCTCTATCTCAATCGATATTGACTCTAATATGTTAGGCTCTACTGCATCTAAGCCGACCGCTGCTCCAGCTAAACCTGAAGTTGATGAATTAGATTCAATATTTAATGATCTTTAAAAAATTATATTAAAATGAAAGACTCTACATACATAACAACCGCTGCTCCAACTAAACCTGAAGTTGAAGAAATCAAGACTGAAACTGAAAATTCTGAAGATAATCCTAAGAAACCATTGGCTACTTTGCTATCAAGCATTAGCTATGAAAATCTAGAAGATTACAATAAGTTTTTAAACAATTTAACTCTTGAACACGCTGTAATTGTTTTAATTGCAGCCGCAACTCATGCTCAAGGAAAAGGAGCATATACAATTGATGAAGCTGAATTAATTGCTAAATCAATTACTAAATTAAGTGTAAAACCAGAAGTTAATTCAATTGATAAAAACTAAATTATGAACATAGTAATAGACGGTAATGCATTTTTGAATGTGGCAGTAAGTATTGTAAAAAATATTCTATCTACAAATAAAAGCATTGGCGAAAAATATTATGTTTCAGATTTATGGTCAACTGATAAATTTATGTTAAAACAGGCTAGCAAAGATGCATTTAAATCGTTTTCATTAAATTATTTAGGTAGTATCTTTGCTCCTTTTAAAGAAAATATCTCTTCGGTATTTTTTGTATTTGACTCAAAGAGTTGGAGAAAGAAATTTATAAAAGAGCAGTTTGAAGATCATGGAGCTGGCGACTTTTCATATAAAGGTAATCGCAAATATGATGACAAAATTTATCTATTTTTTGACTACTTTCAAACTGAAGTTTTACCTACTCTAACTGAAGAATATGGAATACTATCAAATCGGGTTACTGGAGCTGAAGGCGATGACCTAATTGCATACATTTGCGAAAATTTAAATGAAGATATTTGTATTTGGTCAGTTGATACTGACTTAACTCAATTATTAGAAGGTGGATCTCGTAAAGTAATTATGATAATGCCAAAAATGATGACTAAATTTAAGAAAATCTATACCACTGCAGATATTAATGATTCTGTAAATACTGATGTAGACCTATTTAATTTTGAAATAGATTCATTAGATAATTCAACTGTGGTAAATGTATTAGAGAATCTTACTAAAAAAGACTATAAACACTTTATAATTGATCCAGCTCTTGATATTTTAACAAAAGTTTTATCTGGTGATAAGTCTGATAATATTCCAAGAGTTCATCCTAAATTAACTCCAGCCAAAACAGCTAGAGTAATTGAACTGGTTAAGGAATCATTTGACTGGACTACAATTAAGAGTCTAATTGACTCAGGTGACTCAGAGTTTATGCCTACTCTTAATAATATTACATGTGAAGTCTTAAAAATAGATGAGCCTAGCGAAACTCTAGCGATCCAGAATAACCTATTACGTAATCGTTCTATTATCAGATTACATACCGCAATGTTTCCAACCGAGATAACTGAGGCTATCGCAAATTCAGTTAAATTAAATGATAGAAAGCGATTTAACTATTTTAAATTTAAAAAAAATTATAAAAACTAATGAGTACAGATGCAAAAACCGGCTTTAAGCCATTGTTTGAAAGAATTCTAA